AAACGGACACTCCAGGGGGCACAGGGGACAGGTCCGTGCTCAAGCCCCAGGCAAAGAGGGAATAAGCCACAAAACGGACAGCACACTACCCCAATAGGTGCAGAAACGCACGACCTGGGGGGGTTTTAAGCAAGCCCCCCCGTGGGGTGTGTACAGACCTGAGAAAAATTTTGACCAGAAACCCGCGTGTTTGCAGGGTGTTGAAAGTTTTTGTTTCTTGGGGGGTTGCTTTTTGTGAATTGCCAGACTACAGGGTTATTAGTAGAAGCCTTTTTTTACTAAGCCTCCCCGCCTTTAGGGGAGGCGGCGGGTCGGCTTTGTTTGTGATTGTTCGACCGAGTTCCGCGAGGTCGTGGGACGCTCGCGTCACTTTGAGCAGGTAGAATATGGGAACGGTCACAACGTTCCTGTGATTTATCCCCACTTTTAGGTGGGTGAGTTATGTCCAGAGTGAGTTCGTTACTGCGCTCGTTTGATCCGTTCGCTTCCTGCGTCAGCGACGCTGCGATTTTCTACGCGGTGGAGGAGAAGTCCTCCGCATGGTGGGATCGGAACGTTTGGCATTTTGTTCGGCTTGATGGTTCTGGCTGCGCCATTTGGCGCGGCGCATTGCAGGCCAATCAGAACATTGGCGGTAGGTCTTTATCTCACCCGTTGGTCGAGTTGAAGGTCGCCGGTTACACATCTTTTATCCCGTTGAGGACGCGCCGGTTGTTGTGGGCGTGGGCGTATGGGTACGAGACGCTGCCCGATGGGAAGCAGACAGATTTCTCCACCGACGAGGTTATCTCGATGACCTGCTGGAACCACTTGTGCGTGAGCGCACAGCACATGGAGAAGGTTGATCGGACGGAGTTGGGTTACAAGACATGGGCCAAGGAGACAGGTCAGGTCGCCGGGTAGTCGGTACTGAGGTTGCGAAGGGTGAACTGCTCGCCCTTATCCGTTCGGGTGAGCGGGTGCGTGACGCGCTGCGGAAGATCGAGAGGTCTCGTTCCTGGTATCAGGATCAGCGTAGGCGTGACTCCGACTGGGCGGCTTTGTGTGACTTCTCCCGCCATAAGCGTCTTGAGTTAGTTGCCTCGAATACTGAGAAGGTCGGGTTCTCCGAGTTCTCCGAGAAGTACCTGGGTGTGAAGGTGTGGCCTCACATGCAGAACGTGGTCGATCTCATGGAGGGGCGCGACCCAGGGTGGCTGCACCCGAGCATGGTGTACGAGAAGGGCACTTCTGGACTGAGCCGGTTGCTCGTTAACGTCCCGCCCAATCACGCGAAGTCGATGACCGTGAGTATTAATTACGCGACGTATCGGGTGTGCAAAGACCCGAACATCAACGTGATTATCGTGAGCAAGACTCAAGATCAGGCTAAGAAGTTCTTGTACGCGATTAAGCAACGGTTGACCCACCCCCGCTACGCGGAGATGCAGGCGGCGTTCGGCCCTACTGACGGGTTCAAGGCTTCCGCTGATGAGTGGTCTGCTACCCGCGTTTACTTGGGGGGCGACCGGGACAGCGACTCCAAAGACCCAACCATCGAAGCCATCGGCATGGGTGGAATGATTTATGGATCGCGTGCGAACCTCATCATCCTCGACGATGTTGTGACGCTAACCAACTCGTCCGATTGGCGTAAGCAGCAAGACTGGATCAGGCAGGAAGTTGCGTCCCGTCTCCCACCGAGGGGCGGTCAGTTACTTGTTGTTGGTACCCGCGTCGCCTCGATTGACTTGTATAAAGAGTTGCGTAACGCGGAGCATTACACGGACGGGAAAGTCCCGTGGAGTTACCTGGCTATGCCAGCCGTGTTGGAGTCCAAGGAAGACCCGAAGGATTGGGTGACCTTGTGGCCTAAGTCCGAGCAGACACTCATGGAAGATGATGTGCCGGACGAAAATGGAAACTTCGAGCGGTGGAGTGGCGAGCGCCTATCCCAAGTTCGTAACGAGGTCGGGCCGAGTAAGTGGAGCCTGGTCTATCAAAATCTTGACGTAGCCGAGGACGCGATATTCGATCCCGTCTGCGTAAAGGGTTCCGTGAATGGCATGAGGAGTGTTGGCCCCCTGTCGTCCGGTGTCGCTGGTCACCCGAAAGACCCTGAAGGCTTCTACCGGGTGGTTGGTATTGATCCAGCGATGAGTGGCGATACGGCTTCCGTCGCCTATGCCGTAGACCGGAGAAGTGGTAAGCGTTATGTGATGGATGTCGATGTGATGACATCGCCTTCGCCAGCCGCGATCAGGACGCTGATTCGTAATTGGGCAGAGCGGTACAGACCGCAGACTATTGTTGTGGAGTCCAATGCGTTTCAGTTGTTTCTGACTCAGGACGAGGAAATCAGATCGTTCCTGGCAAGCAAGGGAATCTCTTACCGGCCCCATCACACAGGCTCAAACAAGCAAGACCCTGAGTTCGGTGTGGCCTCCCTCGCTCCCCTGTTTGGTTCAAAGACGACGCGAGAAGGTCAACTAACCACGAAGCACGCTGGCGACAATCTCATCGAGTTGCCTGCCACTACAAATGAAAACGTCAGGAAACTGGTCGAGCAACTAATCACCTGGCAGGCGGGGGTTCCCCCGAAGAAACTGAAGCAAGACGCTGTGATGGCTTTATGGTTCGCCGAACTTGTTGCTCGTGAGCAGTTGTTCCGCATCAACAGCAACTACCAAACAAATTTCATGTCTACTGAGTTCGTTACCAGGGGCGATAGAAGCGCCCAGTTCACGGTAAACCTCAATGATGTCATTTCCGTATAGAAGGTTGTATGGCGACGTATAACGAGCGTTTCGAGCAGATTCGTATGCGCTTCTCTGAGCGCGACAAAAAAATGAGCATGGTTGCCGAGGCGCGTAACGGGAACCTGGGATCGGTCTACCCCTCCCTGTTCCCCGAGGGCCAATGGTCCCAGCCCATCGTCGCCAACATGATCGACATTGTTGCTAAAGACTTGTCCGAGCAGATCGGTGTTCTCCCCACTATCTCCGCTTCCGGTGACTCAGCCCTCGATGAGAGTGCTCGAACGAAAGCCGACAAGCGCACGAAGATAGCGAACTACTACCTCGCCAAGTCGAAGATGAGTAGCGAGATTATTCGCGCCGCTGACCAACTGATTACCTTCGGTTTCGTTCCCCTGCGCGTGGAGCCAAACTTCAAGGACGGTGCTCCCCACATCAGCGTCGAGCACTCGATGGGCACCTACTGGGATCAAGACCGCTTCGGTGAGATGCGCGTCTTCTGCAACAGTTTCCGCAGGAAGGTCGGCGATCTAGCCGCCATGTTCCCCGAACTGGCAGACAAGATCCGCTCGTCCCGCCGCGACGACAACTCCTACATCAACGTTATCCGTTGGACAACCCCAGACGAGATCGTCATGTTCACGGAAACCGATGTAGTGCTGACTCGTCAGGAAAACATGATGGGTGTCATCCCCGTTGCCTTGGCGAAGCGACCCACGTTCGACGGAGGGGTATCTGGTCAATTTGACGACGTTCTGCCCGTGTATGCAGCAAAGGCACGGCTGGCGCTACTCATGTTGGAGGCCACTCAGAAGAGTGTTGAGGCTCCACTAGCAATCCCGCAGGACGTTACCCAGTTGAACGTGGGGCCGGATTCGGTCATCCGAAGCAACACGCCAGAGAAGATCCGGCGCGTAAGCCTGGATGTACCGCCTTACTCGTTCGCAGAGAACAACATTCTGAGCGACGAGTTGAAGTACGGAACTCGATTCCCCGAGTCACGAGCCGGTCAAGCCGACGGATCTATCGTCACAGGTCAGGGCGTGAAGGCTCTACAGGCCGCGTTTGACCAGCAAGTCAAGGTCTCGCAAGCCATCCTGGGTGAAGCATTGGGTGAGGCGATCAGCCTTTCCATGCGCTGCGATGAGGTTTACTTCAACAATCGCGTCAACCAAGTTTCAGGCAAGGTCAACGGAGTACCGTTCAGCCTCAAGTACACGCCGCGCACCGACATTCAGGGCAACTACGGCGTGAACGTTGACTACGGGCTTCTCGCTGGCCTCGATCCCAACCGTGCTCTAGTTTTCGCGCTACAGGCGCGGGGCGACAAGTTGATCTCACGATCCTTCACTCGCCGACATCTACCTATCCAGATCAACCCATCCGAAGAAGAGCGTGCGGTTGATATGGAGGACATGCGTGACTCTTTGAAGCAAAGCATTCAGGCTCTCGCTTCAGCGATTCCCGCTTTGGCTACCCAGGGTCAAGACCCCATGAAGGTTGTCAACTCTCTTGCGACCGTGATTGACGAGCGCAAGAAGGGAACGCCAATCGAAGAAGCGGTGAAGCAAGCGTTTGAGCCGCCCAAAACTGAACAGCAAGAACAGCAACAACCCCGAGAAGAACAGATTCCAGGGCTACCAGAAAACACAGCCATGCCGGGTGCGGAAGTCCAGCAGCCGCAGGCACCGATGTCTATGCAGAACCTTCTTGCAGGACTTTCCGGTTCGGGTAGCCCAGTTCTTAAGGGAAACATTCAGCGACAAATTCCAGCGTAGGAGAAAAAATGATTGGAACTCAAGGCGGTAACGCATCTGCACCTGTGGCGCAGCCCTGCAAATGCTCGCGTTATGGCGGTTCTGTGCCCGGTGGTGGCACTCAGCAGCGTCCCCAGGGTGACAAGCCCAAGGGTATCGGTGCTGGCGGCAGCAACCTGAAGTAGTTATGCCAGGAAATTACGACGACAGTATGGGTCGGCGCTTGGCTAAGAACTT